TGTAGGACCGGTATACTTATGAATGTATAAATCCGTTCCACCCACAGTAAGCATTTCATGGATAACTCCATCCAAGAATTTGTAATCATTTTGTTTATTTGGTCTATAAAGGCTTAGGCGTGGCATATGTTAATACTCTAGTATTATTTATCGCTAAAGTATTACCTTTCTAGGACTTGACAATAAAGATAAAACACTATATAATAAGAACATGTTTAACAGGAGTAACTATGGCAACTCGTAAGCCGAAAAAGACAGGTGATCATTTCATCAAAGCATTGAACCCTCGTGATGCTGATACAAAATATATGGGTGATGAGCCATTTTTCGCACTACAGCCCGATGACAGGACTGTAGCACTTACACGTAGTTTTACGTGGTATAACCGTTTTTACGGTAAAAAAGATGCCAAAGAATTGCTATGTCAATATTTGGAACATCATGACCGTGAGAATGAAGCTAAAATTCTACGCAAGGTAGATGAAAAAGAATACTTGATGACATTGTGTTGGTTGTCACGTATGAGTTTGCGCGGTCTTGAATTGACCGAGCATGAAGAATCAACACTTGAAAATGAAATTACTCGGTTGAGTAAACTTATCAACAAGCCACAAGTTGTTGAAAAGGAAGAAGAAAAAGTTAGCAATCGTCCCAATGTTCAGGAGATCATGCGTGATAAAGCACGTGATGCCGCAGGTGAACTTGAGGGTATGTTTGATGAATTCTATACTGATGGTAAAACATCATTGAAAACGGTTGAAATCGTTGCCCGTTTCAATGTATTGCCACAACACGTTCCATTGATTGTTGACATTTGGAAACGCAAACAAGCTGAATTTGATCTTTTGAACGCCGGTGAGGCTGACGTTAAAGAAGGTTACGGTAATTTGGGTAAGATTCAAATTCGCAACCTTGTCAAGTTTATTGAACAAGTCCTCGGTGAATTGAACAGTTACATTTCTATTAAGAAAGCAAGTAAGGCCCCTCGCAAACGCAAGGCAGTGCCTATTGAGAAGGTTGTCAGTAAACTTAAGTATCTCAAAGAATTCAAAGATCCAGTGAACAAACTTGATCTTGTAAGTGTGCATCCTACAAAACTTCATGGAGCAAGTGAAGCCTGGGTGTATGATACAGGTAAGCGCAAACTGCATCATTATATTGCCGATGAGTATAGCAAGACCTTTACTGTTAAGGGCAATACATTGTTGGGCTTTGATGCTAACAAGAGTGAGATTAAAACATTGCGTAAGCCAGGTGAACAAATCAAAGAGGTCATGGGTAGTAAGCCTGCGGCTCGGAAATACTTTGATAGTATCAAAGCAGTTGCGGCTAAACCTAATGGCCGCTTTAATGAAAACATGATTATTCTGAAAGCATTCTAATGAACAAAATTGACTTAAACAAATACCAAGACTTTGTTGAGGCTGTGACCAGCAAACCAAGTAATGACTTAACTACATTCATGGATCGCCTAGATGAACTAGACGGTAAGTTTGATGAGACAATCCCAGATATCAATGTCCCATTGCTATTGACAGCATGTTTGGGACTTGCCGCAGAGAGTGGTGAATTTATTGAAATTCCTAAAAAGATTTTCTTTCAAGGTAAGCCACTCAATGATGAGAATGTTTATCATCTAAAGAGAGAACTCGGTGACGTTATGTGGTACTGGGTCAATGCTTGCCGAGCATTGAATATTGACCCAAATGAGGTCATTGCTGAGAACGTAAAGAAACTTGAAGCACGATACCCGGGCGGACACTTTGACGCATTTTACAGTGAGAATCGTAAAGAAGGCGATCTGTAAGATTGACTAAACTCCAGATAAATACAATATCTGGAGTTTTTTATGAGCATAGCACCATTAGCAAGTCCGCTTAGTACACCGACGAATCTAACATTAGATGAATTGAAGCAATTATTGTTTCAAAATATCAGTTATCGTTTGGGTCAGGGTATCATTGATTTGGAACTTGATCCTGAACATTACGAAGCGGCATATAACTATGCTATTAAAGTATACCGTCAAAAAGCACAAAACTCTACGGCTGAATCATATGTAATGATGACAGTATTAAAAAACGTAGATGTTTATACATTGCCTGCTCAAATTATCAATGTCCGTTGTATCTATCGTAGAACTATTGGTTTAGAAACAGGTCCAGGTAGTTCAAGTTTTGACCCTTTCAGTAGTGCTATTCTAAACACATATTTGTTAAACTATAACTATGCAGGTGGTATGGCAACATATGACTTTTATGCAGGTTATATTGAATTGGCTGCTCGTATGTTCGGTGGTTATGTCATTTATACATTTGATCCAGTAACCAAAGCATTGCGTATTGTTCGTGATCCTAAAGCATCAGGTGAGCAGGTATTGTTATGGTGTGATGTCCAACGACCAGAAGAAATACTATTACAAGATCCTGGTGCAGGTGTTTGGATTGGTGACTTTATATTAGCACAGTGTAAAGTTATTATCGGTGAAGCACGTGAGAAGTTTGGAACTATTGCAGGTCCAGGTGGCGGTACAACATTAAATGGTACTGCTATGAAGAATGAAGGCAAACAAGCACAACTTGATTTAATTGACGAACTCAAGCGTTATGTTGATTATAGTCAACCATTGACATGGGTACAAGGTTAACCTAAACAGTTTATTTTGTCAAACTCCTGTAATATAATAAGTATTACAGGAGTTTTTGTTTATGATCATAGGTGTAACTGGTTTTATAGGTTCAGGTAAAGATACGATTGCTGATTACTTGGTAACAGAATATGGTTTCAAACGCATTAGTTTTGCAGGTAGTCTTAAAGATGCTGTAGCAAGTGTGTTTGGTTGGGACCGTGAAATGCTTGAGGGACTTACAAAGTCAAGTCGTGAATGGCGTGAACAGCGTGATGAATGGTGGAGTGAACGTTTAGGTAAAGATATCACACCACGGTGGGTATTACAATATTGGGGCACAGAAGTTTGCCGCAATGGATTTCACAATGACATTTGGGTAGCAAGTGTAGAAAACAAACTACGACAAACCCATGATAATGTTGTGATTACTGATTGTAGATTTAAGAATGAAGTTGATGCCATCAAAAATGCAGGTGGTATAACAATGCGTGTAAAACGCGGAGAACAACCTGTATGGTATGATGCCGCAGTCAAATACAATCGTGGACCTAACGGTAATTCATACTGGGCATTAAGTAAAGGAGTACTTGATGATCACAAAGTTCATGCTAGTGAGTACAGCAGTGTAGGATTAAAGTATGACCATCATGTTGACAACAACGGAACGTTAACCGAATTGTATAGTCAGGTCAATCAACTTTTAGATCTCCACGGCGCCACGTAACCTGTGTCTTTTTGACTACTTCTACACAATTTAAGCAAATAGTGCGTAGATTACTAAGTTGTATATTTTCTAAATTACCGTCTATATGAAACACAGTTAATTGTGTGGGGTAGATACTATGGAAACCACATAAGTCACATGTGGTTTTTTTCTTGTAACCACTACGTTCCCAGTTAGCCGTTCTGGGTTTCTTTTTATTTTTCTTACGACCGCACTCATCACATATGCTACGGTAATGGGTAATTCCTTCACGGATATAATTAACAGCACTATAATTTTTATTACATTGCTTACAGATTGGTCTCATATTGTATTTAGTAGTCAACCTTTGAAGGCACACTAAACCCATATTTTTCTATTTTTTTTATAAATAAGTGTATGCATTTTAAGGTGGTAAACCTCATAATTTTACATAAAGGAAAAACAAAATGGCATTAATATCTCCAGGCGTAGAAGTCGATATCATTGATCAAACTCAATATCTTCCTGCTTCTACCAACTCAGTTCCGTTAGTCGTAGTTGCTACAGCACAAAATAAAGCAGATCCAACAGGTGTAGGCATAGCACAGGCTACTACTGCAGCCAATGCCGGACAATTATATCTGGTTACAAGTCAACGTGATTTAGTTTCATTATACGGAAACCCATTCTTCTATACTACAACTAATGGTACTCCAATTCAAGGATATGAATTAAACGAATACGGCTTATTAACAGCTTACAGTACATTAGGTGTAACCAATCAAGCCTATATCTTACGAGCAGATATTGATTTAGCAAGTTTAGTAGGTAAAACATCAAGACCTTCTGCTGCTCCGGCAGATGGCACTTATTGGTTAGACACAACAAACACAACCTGGGGTATTTATGAATTCAATGCCAGCACTGGCACATTTACAAATAAATTACCTATTGTCATTACAGATCCAACACAAATGAATAATGATTTACCAATACAAACCTTAGGTAACATTGGTGATTATGCTGTATGTGCTCTCATTGATGATACTACTATTGAAGGTGATACAACAACATATTTCTTAAAATCTCCAAACAATGTTTGGGTAGAAGTAGGAAGTGCTGATTGGGCAAATAGTTGGCCAACAGTTCAAGGTACATTAAATCCAACCAGTTTGACTGCTGGAAATTCTATCACATTTAGTATGCTAGGAAATAGTTTTACTGTCACAGTAGGACAAAATGGAACAGCACACACTGTAGATGGATTTGTAGAGGCATTTAATCAAGTAGGTTGGTCAAGTTTGACTGCTATGAACATAAACGGATATTTTACACTATACGATAGTTATTCTAGTACCAGTACTGGTGCTTTAACTATAGTAAGTTCTACTGGTACTGTTCTTAATGATTTAGGATTAACAACAGGTGTTTTTAATCAACCAGTAGTTTATTATGGAACAGCAAATCAATTTCCATTATGGACTAGTTCACAGTCTAGTCCTCGCCCAACTGGTTCAGTATGGATTAAAATAGGTAATGCTGGAACAGGATTAAATCCAGTGCTATCAAAATATTCTAGCAGTTTAGGATCATGGAGACAACAAACAGTCGGATTGTATTACAGTGATTACAATGCAATTAGTTCACTAGACCCAACTGGCGGCCAAGCAATCCCAGCAGGAACAATTTATTGTCAATATGATTATGATTATACACAATATGATTTAACTGCGCCATTGTACTTCTGGGAAAGAATAGCAACTGGTCCTACAATTGTTACTGGATCTGTTAATAACCCAGCATTTACTCAAGATTATACTTTAGAAGTCCAAGTCACAATCCCAGGTACAAATGGACTTTCACCTGGAGCTAAGGCATATTATACATTGTCAATTAGTTCTGGCTCTACTTTAAGTGATTTTATCGTAGAATGGCAAAGCGCAAATATTCCATACACAACAGCATCTATCACTAATACAGGTGCGTTACAATTAACACATACAGCAGGTGGTGTAATCGTATTACATGACACTAATGACATGGGATATTCAAGTGGATTATTAGATTTATTAGGTCTAGTTCCAAACGTAACTGCTGGTTGCAATTATAGTTACAGCTATAATAATCAATTCACAAATGTACAGCAAACATCTACATCAGGTGTTGGTACAGGAGCAGCCTTCAATATCACAAGTTATTATAACCAATATATTATTAATGCGATATATAATGCAGGTACTGGTTATGCTGTGGGTGATACTATAACAATATCAGGAACCAGTCTTGGTGGAGCAACACCTGAAAATGATGTAACTTTAACAGTTTGTAATGCACAAACATCAGGTAATCATGGTATATTAGGTGTAGCCTTCACATCAGGAACTGTAGCGTCGGGTCTTTATGGTGTTGAATTAACCAATTGGTATCCAATGACCATTACATCTAGTGATATTGCTCCAACTATAGCTCCTGCTAATAATACTAATTGGTATTATAGCACTGATAGTCAAGTAGATATTATGGTAAATTATCAAGGTAGTTGGTATGGTTACAATAATCTAAACTACGATAGTACTGGTTTCCCTACTGCTGGCAGCAACAACACAGATCCAAATGGACCTATTTGCCAAGCTACAGAACCAACAACTCAGAGTGATGGTACTCAACTACAATATGGTGATCTTTGGTTAAATACAGGTGATACTGTTAACTATCCAATGATATATCGTTGGGAATCAATGGATGGCATGGATCAATGGGTACAAATAGATACTACTGATAGCGTAAATAGTGATGGTATCGTGTTTGCCGATGCACGTTGGGGTAGTTCTGGATCAATCGATCCAGTTAATGATGCTATTCCAACAATTCAAAGCATGTTAACAAGTAACTATATTGATTTAGATGCTCCAGCTCCAACACTATATCCAAGTGGTATGCTATTATGGAATACAAGACGTTCAGGATTTAACGTAAAACAATTTAGAACAAATTATTTTACTTCTGCTAACTATCCAAATGCAGGAATTTACAATCCAAACGATCCTACTAACGTCAATAACTTACCAGAGCAAAGTTATACATGGGTCAATATAAGTGGCAACCAAGCTAACGGAGCAATGTATGCTGGAAGTGCAGCACAACGTGCTTTAGTTGTTGAAGCAATGAATAGTGTAATTGAAACAAATACATCTATACGTGATGAAGATAATTATTTTAACTTAATCGCATGTCCTAACTATCCTGAAGTTCAAGCAGCTATGATAGCGTTGAACAACGATAGAAATGACACAGGATTTATTGTCGGTGATACACCTATGACATTGCCTGACGATGCTACAGCAATTCAAAATTGGGCTAATGATAACGCAACAGCAGTTGTAACTGGAACTTCTGGATTAGTAACTCGTGATAATTACATGGGCTTATTCTATCCTAGCGGTTTAGCAACTGACTTAAGCGGTAATCAAGTTGTTGTCCCACCAAGTTACATGATGTTAAGAACTATTATTCGTAGTGATAGCATCGCTTATCCTTGGTTCGCACCAGCTGGTACACGCCGTGGTAATATTGATAACGCACTAAGTATTGGTTACTTAGATGCATCAACAGGTCAATATGTCCCAACTAAAACACGTTTGGGAATAAGAGATACACTATACACTGTGGGTATTAATCCATTGGTATACTTCACAGGCAATGGTCTATTAAACTTTGGTAACTTAACAAGTGCTGAAACAATAGATAGTGGTAGTGCATTAGGTAGAATCAACGTAGCTCGTTTAGTAGCATATCTACGCAGACAATTCACAATTGCTGCTCGTCCGTTCATATTTGAACCAAACGATGCTATTACAAGAGCACAGATTCAAGGTGTAATTCAATCTATTTGTGTAGAATTAGTTTCTAAACGAGGTCTATATGATTATCTAGTAATATGTGATGACAGTAACAATACACCAGCTAGAATAGATGCTAATGAGTTATGGGTAGACGTAGCGATTGAGCCAGTGAAAGCTGCTGAATTCATCTACATCCCAGTTCGTATTCTTAACACAGGAACTCTAGCAGCCCAATAATATAATGCCCTTCGGGGCATTATATTACTAAGATAAATAGATATAACAGGAGAAAATTAAATGGCATCAATTATAGCCTCACAATCCCTAACTAACATGTCTGTAGCATCAGATACATCGCCACCAAACGGTGCGTTGTTGATGCCTAAACTACAATTTAGATTCAGAGTTAGTTTTATTAACTTTGGGGTTAATGCTGACACAACAGTTTTAACAAGACAAGTTATTCAAGCAACAAGACCTAACTTAAGTTTTGCTGAAATCTTATTACCAGTATATAACTCAACTGTAAAAATTGCAGGTAAGCATACATGGACTGATGTTACTATTGATTTGCGTGATGATGCAGCAGGTAGCGTAAGTCAACTAGTTGGTCAACAGTTACAAAAGCAATTTGATTTTATGGAACAAGCAAGTGCTGCCGCAGCGCAAAACTATAAGTTTGTAACATTTATTGAAATACTTGACGGTGGTAACGGAGCAACAGCACCAACAGTGTTGGAGACATGGGAATTAGATGGTTGTTTCCTTAAAACAGCAAACTATAATACATTAAATTATGGCAGCAACGAGAATGTCACTATTCAATTAGCGATCACTTACGATAATGCTGTACAAAGCCCATTAGCTTCAGGTGTTGGCACTACAGTAGCTCAGTCTATCTCACGTGCAAATCCAACAGGCGTATCTACAGGCGTAGGCTCAAATAATCCTACTACCTAATTTAGGACACTAAAATGGCAGGCGGTGGATTAGGAGCATGGGGTCAAAGCCAGTTACAAAATGCTGTAACTGGCTTTTTTGGTAACGATTATTTGCGTGATTATCAACACGCCAGTAAAACCTTTTTACCAAACGGTTTTCAAAACAGTCCTAAATTAAAATTCTTATTTCATACTGTATTTGAAATTAATACAGATATTGTTAACTTACCACAAGATAATATTAACATCAGCGTACTGGTTAAAACAGTCAAATTGCCAAGTTTTACAATTGAAACCGGAATTCTAAATCAATACAATCGCAAACGATTAAACACTACAAAAATTAAATACGATCCAGTTGAACTTACATTTCATGACGATGTTGGTAATGTAGTTAGTAGTTTATGGTATAGATATTATACATATTATTTTCAAGACGGTTTGAATCCAGCAGTTACATTAAATGGAAAATCAGGCGCGGTACCAAATGCAACTAATGTTGGTGGAGGGGTAAACGCTCCGTTATTAGATTATACCACACGCACTCAATATGTTCCTTCAACAACTTCATTTAAAAATTGGGGTTATAATAGTCAAGGAGCAGGCAGTAATCCTAGCGTTAAACAACCTTTCTTTAAAAATATTACTGTGTTTGGTATCAACAATCACCAGTGGATTTCCTATACATTTGTTAATCCTCTGATAACACGATTTGGTCATGATACATATGATTATTCAGAAGGCGGCGGTGTCATGGCAAATTCAATGACAATAGATTACGAAACTGTAGTTTATAATCAAGGTGTATTGGATGGTACTAATCCTGGTAATATATTACAAGGATTCGGAGATCCTTCAGTATATGATAGAACAACAAGTCCTATTATGACCCCAGGAGGTAATGCTACTGTACTAGGTCAAGGTGGATTGATAGGGGCTGCTGGTGGATTTATTAATGATATTACTCAAGGGAATATATTGGGTGCTGCTAGAACAGCAGGTGTAACATATAATACTGTTAAAAATATTAACCCAACAAGTTTTATCACAAGCACTATTACTCAAGCACTAACTGGTGCTTTAAATTCTACTGCCAACCCTAACAGAAACACAAGTTGGGAAATTCCTGTGTTCGGACAGTCAGCATCACAACCAACTGCTGGACAAAGTATTGGTGGAATTAGTATT